TTATTCTTATCCGCTGATGACCGAAACCTATAACCGCAGACGATATCTGACGGCCTATGCCAAGCAGCAAAAGGCGGAGTTTGGAGAAATTATTATCGACCATAATGCCGAGCCGGACAGCTACGGTGGTGTGGTGTCCGTATCAGAAACTTTGGTAACGCTTGGTGATGAAGGTTCAGCCACATACAAATTCACTATTGATGAGGCAGGCACATACGATGTTGCCATTCGCCTTTGTTATCCGTTTTGGGATAAAAACAGCATCTACGCATCGTTGGATGGCAGTATCGTCCACTTTTCCGAGGACAGGATTTGGTGGCCGTATTGGAGGACAACCTTCTGGGCGACACTTGCCAATGGAGTGAGCCTTTCTGTGGGAGAGCATACGCTGACCATTTCTGTCGGTGTAAACGGTGTGCAGTTTTATGGTTTCCGTGTCTGCACTGATTTTTCTGAAGAGCCTACGGTGGGAAAAGCAGAATACACCCTTGCACCACGAAAGTTTAAGGACGTGAACGGAGATATGGTGGGTCCTGCGACAGGTTTCAAGCTGACACTTGAGATGCTCCGCCGAAAGCCTGACTCGGCACTTGTTTGGTATGAGGACTTCCGTGATGAAGAAAAAATACCGGAAAGCTACTGGACAGTTCTCTCTGGTGAGTGGAATGTGTGGCAAGACCCGGACAGCACGGCAAACCGACCGTATTCACAGCTTGAGGGTTACGGACAGCTTGCATGGAATTATAACGGCTTTTCGGACATCCATCTGAGGGCGCAGATTATCTTCCCGGAGAACGGCGGTGGCAGGGCAGGAATTTTTCTTGGCTCACTGTTCTGCTGTTTAAATTATGATACGCAGCGTATCGAACTGTATGAGGGTTCTACACTGAAAGGCAGTTATGCCACAGACTTTTCCAAGACATCGAAAGCAGACCTGCGTACCAATCCGAATGTTTACACCATTGAAATGCGTAAGCGTGGAAACAAGGTGCGTGTTTATTCCTCTGCATCCAATACACTCCGTTTTACGGCAATGGTCGGCAGTGGCAACGGTTATGCAGGTATCCGCTCCGATAACCAAATCAACTGCCAATTGCTCCGTCTGGGTGATGCCTGGACGTATGAGCCGTATGAGAGGTTTGATGTGGTAATGCCAGACGGTACGGAGACTTCCTTTGGCAGGATTAAGCGTAGCAACTGCACATGGGATGAGGAGTTCCAGGTGTTCACGCTGACTTCTGATGTGGAAGAATACAATACCCGCAGTGAGGATATTTCGTTGGACTACGAATTTTACCACTCACACATCATGCCACTTGAGTGCGGGAATGATTACACGGCAAAAATTATCCCAAGGGACATCAACATTTGGATTTCACGATTGTTCCTTGGGGACTCGGACGGCTTTTCTATTCTGTATTACCAGGATGTGGACAGCCTGATCTATTGGGCGAACCAGGCAGCATACCGATGGAAACTGCGAGGGATGTGTATGTGGTCCCTTGGGCAGGAGGATATGCGAGTCTGGGAGTGGCTGCCCAAGCAAACTGAATAACGGCTTTAAGGGTATCTGCCATATGGTGGGTGCCCTTTTTGCATACAAAAATTTATGAAAGTGAGGATTTTACTATGAAGGATTTATGGAACACCATTCAAATCATCTTTGCTGCCATTGGCGGTTGGCTCGGCTGGTTTCTTGGCGGGTTTGACGGTCTGCTCTATGCACTGATTATTTTCGTGGTTGTGGATTATATCACGGGAGTCATGTGTGCCGTTGTTGATAAGAACCTGTCCAGCGCAGTTGGATTCAAGGGCATCTGCCGTAAGGTGCTGATTTTCACTTTGGCTGGCATCGCTCACATTTTGGATGCAAATGTCATCGGTGACGGCAGTGTACTCAGAACGGCGGTTATTTTCTTCTATCTCTCCAATGAAGGTGTGAGCCTTCTGGAAAACGCATCCCACCTTGGTTTGCCGATTCCGGAGAAGATGAAGGAAATCTTGGAGCAGCTCCATGACCGTGCAGATGATACAGAAAGCGAGGGCAAGTAATATGAATTTACACAAACTTATTTTAACGGAAAATGCCTGCTACAAGGCGGGCAAGAAAATCACGGTCAAAGGCATCATGGCTCATTCCACGGGAGCCAACAATCCGAACCTGAAGCGCTATGTGGGACCCGATGACGGTCTGCTTGGCAAGAATCAGTACGGCAATCACTGGAACACTTACCATCCCGGTGGAAGAGAGGTCTGCGTTCATGCCTTTATCGGCAAGCTGGCTGATGGCACCATTGCCACTTACCAGACTCTCCCTTGGAATCACCGTGGATGGCACGCCGGAGGCAGTGCAAATAACACGCATATCGGTTTTGAAATCTGCGAGGACGGTCTTACGGATTATGCCTACTTTAAGAAGGTGTACCGTGAGGCCGTTGAACTTTGTGCCTACCTCTGCAAGGAATATGGTCTGACCGAGCAGAACATCATCTGCCACAGCGAGGGTTATAAGCAGGGTGTTGCATCCAACCACGGTGATGTGATGCACTGGTTTCCAAAGCATGGCAAGAGCATGGATACCTTCCGTGCGGAGGTAAAGGCTCTGCTTGCTGCCGATGAGGAGAAGGACGAAACTCCTGCAGAGCCTACGGTGACTTATCCCGAAAAGCTGACCACGGGCTATTACCGTGTGCGTAAGGATTGGAAGGACAGCAAGTCCCAGGTGGGTGCTTACCGTATTCTCTCCAATGCGAAAGCAGCGGCAGATAAGAACCCTGGTACTTTTGTTTTTGCCAATGACGGCACGGTCATCTATCCTGCGGACGAAACTTCTGAGCCGGATTACCGTATCCATACTGTGGTCAAGGGTGATACCCTTTGGGATATTGCCGAGCAGTACCTTGGTAAGGGTGGCAGATACACAGAAATCAAAAAACTGAACGGACTGACTTCCAATGTGATTTACAGCGGTTGGAAGCTGAAGATTCCGAACTAACACGATGCCCTCTGAGGATTTTTTCCTTGGAGGGCATTATTTTTTTGCAACAAGCGGAACAAGAGCAACGGTGCGCCCTATATATTCCTACGCGGGTACAGGGGTTATTTCCTACTATAATAAGTACATTTTTATATATACATAGGGTTGTTACCCTTGTTCCTGTTTCTTTTGGACACGCATAAATTTTATCGGGATGAATATATTTTCAAAAAATCCTCAAGTTTTGCCTCTTGCCGTGGCTAACAAGTAGGAGGTGTTTTGAAAATGACCGATGAGCAGAAAAAACAGATTGTTTTCCTCCGTAGCAGAGGGGTCAGTTATACAGATATCGCTTCAAATCTTCAACTGTCCAGGGATACCGTGAAAAGCTATTGCAGACGTAATGGTGTCAGCACAGTGGAAAGTACCGAAAAGTCCACATCGGATTGCTGTGAATTTTGCGGTAAGGAATTGATGCAGACGGAAGGTAAAAAGAAGAAACGCTTTTGCAGTCGTGAGTGCTGTCTGAACTGGTGGCACAATCATCCGGAAAGCATTAACAAAAAAGCCGTGTACAGTTTCAAGTGTGCCTGTTGTGGTAAGGAGTTCACTTCTTATGGTAACGCCAAGCGTAAATACTGCTCCCACGAATGCTACATAACAGACCGTTTCAAGAAGGGAGGCAGCCATGAGTAAAGAAGAACTTCAGGCCGAAAAAATGTATCAAATATCCATTGCCATAGCAAAATCCATGCTCTCGCAAGGCGTTATTTCTGAAGAAAGTTATTGTGTATTACAAGATAAATTGCTGGAGAAATATCGCCCAATTCTGGGTACTTTATTATCGGGAAACCCGTTGACTTTTTAGGCTTTTAGAGTGATATATGTATGCTGACCAAGGGTGTAAAACCCCAGGTTAATACAATTTTAGGAGGCAGCAAAATGGCAAAAATCAAGAAAATAGAGCCTGCCGTTGCTACCTTGGAACGAAGAAAACGGGTTGCTGCGTATGCCAGAGTGTCTAAAGATACGGAAAGGCTTCTGCATTCCGTATCGGCACAGGTCAGCTACTACAATAAGCTGATACAGGGAAATCCCGAATGGGAATTTGCCGGAGTATACGCAGACAGCGGACTTAGCGGAACAGGAACACAATGGCGAGATGAATTTCAGAGACTTCTTGCAGATTGTGAGGCAGGCAAAATTGATATCGTGCTTACCAAGAGCATTTCACGATTTGCGAGAAATACACTGGACTTGCTTGAGACTGTGCGACACCTAAAGGAATTAGGTGTTGAGGTCAGATTTGAAAAGGAACATATCAATTCCTTTTCGGGGGACGGCGAGTTGATGCTTTCCATCCTCGCTTCTTTCGCACAGGAAGAAAGTCGCAGTATTTCAGAAAATGTGAAATGGGGTGTCAGAAAGCGTTTCCAGTCCGGGGAGATTGGTGCAGCCAACAAACACATTCTCGGATACCGTTACGATGATGACCTTGAGCAGTACGTCATCATCCCGGAGGAGGCTGAAATCGTAAAGCTGATGTTTCAACGCTACCTTGAGGGTATACCACTGCAAGGCATCTGCGATGAACTGAACGGCAAAGGCTACCGCACCATTAACGGGAAACTGTTCCAGGAGGCTTCGCTGAACAATCTGATACACAATGAGATTTATGCCGGAGATCTGGTTCGACAGAAGTGCTATATGATAGACCCCATCAAAAAAAACAAGGTGCGTAACAATGGTGAGTTGCCACAATATTATATGGCAGACTGCCATGAGGCTATTCTCGACAGAGAAACCTACGCAAGGGTTCAGCAGGAATTCAAACGCAGAACGGCAATGCTGAACCCCACATACTGCTTTACAAAGAAAATACGCTGCACCGTCTGCGGACAGCCTTTCACAAGAAAGAAAAGCAAACAGCGTGGTAAAACATACGTCCACTGGATTTGCCGTTCCAAGAAAGAGCCGGGACAGTCCTGCAGCACTCGCAATTTTTCCGATGATGAATTAAAAAGCATCTGCGCCGAAGTTCTTGGCACTGACAATTTTGACGAGGAATTATTTGAATGCCAGGTCAAAGAAATGTTGGTGCAGGAAAACGGCAGCATTGAGTTCCATCTGATTGGCGGCGAGACTCGCATTTGGCAAGATTTGAAAATAAAACAGTCCTACCATGAATTCACGGTTACGGACTGCTTTCAAGGAAAAGTTTTCTGCGGAAAGTGCGGTCACCCATACCACAGGGTTGTTTCGGCAAACAAGTGGACATACTGGTATTGCATCGGCAAAAAGTACGGTTACAAGGGTGTCGGGTGTGATGCGCAAAATTATGCAGACTTCCAACTGCGTAGGATTTCTGCATTTATCCTTGGGCAAGCTGAATTTGACGAAGCAACCTTTGAACAGCAGATAGAGAAAATCACAGTGCTTGAGGACGGCAGCCTTGAGTACAAGTTTTACGAAGGGAGAACGGAAATATGGCAAAGAAAAATGTAACAACAATACCTGCAACCATCAGCCGATTTACGGCTGCACCAATAAATACACGAACCAAACGCAAGGTTGCAGGCTATGCTCGTGTATCCACGGATATGGAAGACCAGCAGACCAGTTACGCAGCACAATGCGATTATTACACCAATTATATTCAGAGCCGAGAGGATTGGGAGTTTGTCGGCCTGTATTCTGACGAAGGAATAAGTGCAACGTCCACCAAGTACCGTGACGGCTTTAAGCAGATGGTCGAGGATGCTCTTGCCGGGAAGATAGACCTTATCGTCACCAAGAGCGTGAGCCGTTTCGCAAGAAATACGGTCGACAGCCTTTCCACCATCCGAAAGCTGAAGGAACACGGTACGGAATGCTACTTTGAAAAAGAAAACATCTGGACATTCGACAGCAAGGGCGAACTACTCATTACCATCATGTCCAGCCTTGCACAGGAAGAATCACGCTCCATTTCCGAGAACTGCACTTGGGGCGTAAGAAAGCGTTTTGCAGACGGTAAGGTTTCCGTACCCTTTGGCAGATTTCTTGGATACGACCGTGGCGAGGACGGCAACCTTGTGATTAACGAAGAACAGGCAAAGGTCGTCCGACAGATTTACGGAATGTTCCTGCAGGGCAAGTCACCGTATGTCATTGCAAAGGAACTGACTGCGGCAGGTATTCCCACACCCGGCGGTAAAAAGGTCTGGGGCAAGGCAGTGGTTCAGAGCATCCTTACAAACGAGAAGTACAAGGGCGATGCACTCCTGCAGAAGGTTTACACCACAGATTTTCTTTCCCATAAAAAGAAAAT